GGTTTGGATATAAGTCCGTTTAGCACAGATAATAAAAAGAAAGTGGCGGAGATGCAGGGCAGGGAAGATTTTAATACGCTAAATCACTATATCAAAAAGCTGAATGAAAAGGGTGTTATTGAACTGAAAGATGGAAAATATCAGATAAGAGAGTTTTTAATACCCGGAGATGAAGATGAAATTGTGTTTGTGCTGAAGAAGTAATGGCAAAGAAGGTAAACCCAGATCTTATTATAAGGAAACTGTCACGCAAGTATGGGATTAGTACAAAGGAAGTAGAAAAAGCAGTTACAAGTCAGTTTAAGTTTGTGGCAAGAGTAATGAAGACTGGGAAGTTTGAATCTGTTCGTGTTCCTTTTTGGGGCATATTTGAAGTAAACCCATACCGTAAACAAAAGATAGATGAGCTCACAAGAAAAAAACGAGATCGAGGGGTTGGAGGGTGATGTTCTGATGAAGACCCTGATTGATGATTTGAATGAAATCATGCGGGATATTGATTTAGGGTATAGACGTGTGAATTATAATAATATGGTTGTAAATCATATGCTAAAAATGGTATATTCTTTACTTGGCGTAATAAAAGAACATCTTAAATTTGAAGGTTTGGGTGTTGCCGAGAAAGAAGAAGTATCATTATTCGGCATTAGTAAAGAAGATTTATATGGCAAATGACCTGAGAGAAGAATTATTAGAAGAAAATAACCATTTTGCATATCCGTCTGCATATGCAAGAACAATACCCGCCTTTCGTGATCTTATTACTAGGGACAGGGGTAGCAAGGGGGATTCTCAGGGAAGAAAAAAGTTACAAGCTGCCAGAGAGTTAGCATATATCTATTTTATGGAAAACCCAAAAAGCCAATATATGGCACTTCCTGAAGATAAGCGGGAAGAGAGGGTTATTAATGCAGTATTTCCTGAACCTTGGAAACCAGATAAAGCAGTTCAAAAAGCAAGGGAAGTATATCGGCAAAGTGTAGATACCATTGCAGTAAAACTTTTGAAATCATCCTATAAAGCGGTGCATCAGTTACGGGATTATTTTGAGAATCTTGATTTGAGTGAGCGGGATGATAATAACAAGCCAGTTCACAAGGCAACAGATGTGATGAAATCACTTGCAGATTTAGGGCGTGTGGTGGATGGATTGGAAAAGCTTGAAGAACGAGTACGTGCAGAATCAAAAAGTGATGAAGGGAATATACGAGGGGGAGTAGAAATTAACGCATTCAATGAGTAGGGAGATTACAAAAAGTATATATGATATTATCTCTGTAGATGATAACTCAAGAGTACATATTGATTATGATAAAATGTACTTTAAAGATACCCATCTGTTAAGTCCTGCGGCACAATACTTTAAGAAATATGGATATTATTGCCCATATGATCAAAAGACGGATTATAAAAGGTGGTTGGCGTTTTGGAATGAAGAAAAAAGACGTTGTATTGAGGGATATACTGCTGACAATGGGATTGAGATTACAGGATACCACTACTTTTATTTGAATTACTGTCCAATTGATAGGGCAGTAGATGAAGTGATTGATGATGGCACTATAGTTAGTAAGAGGGAGAATGATTTCCCTAGTTTTTATGATGGTGATTACATCTATTTTGGCATTATACAGTATGCAAGAAAGGTGAATAAACACCTGAATCTGCTAAAAGCACGTAGAAAGGGATATTCGTATAAGAATGCGGCTTTGATGGTGCGTAATTATTATATGATAAAGCGGTCAAAAAACTTTGTCTTGGCTGGTGATAGTAAATACCTTGAAGGGTCGGATGCTATCCTGTCTAAATCGTGGGAATTTATGTCCCATAATGATGAACATTGTGCTTGGAAGCAACCACGCCTGAAGGATAAGATGTCTTGGAAGAAATCCGGATATAAAAAGAAGATTAATGGGCAGGAAGTCGATAAAGGAATGATGAGTCAGATATCTGGCATATCGCTAAAGAATAACCCTGATGCTGTACGGGGTGCGGCAGGTGAGTTAGTGCTTTGGGAAGAAAGCGGTAAGTTTCCTGAACTGCTTGATGCTTGGCAGATTGCAATGCCACTTGTAAAACAGGGTGCTAAGACGCTTGGTATTATGATCTCGTTTGGTACTGGTGGTACAGAAGGTGCTGATTTTTCATCTGCTGAAGCATTGTTTGAAAAACCCGATGTGTATGATTGCTTGGTGTTTGATAATATTTGGGATCCGGGGGCTACAGGTACAGATGCAGGATTTTTCCACCCCAATTCAATTAACCTTGATGGATATATTGATAAGGATGGTAACTCAGATATACTTGGCGCTCAGCAATATGAGCAGAGTCAGAGGGATATAAAGAAGAAAGGTGAATCGTCAAAAGCATTTCAGCAGTATGTAGCTGAACATGCAGAAACACCACAGGAAGCAACCATACAAAGTGATGCTAACTTATTCCCTACCACAGACTTAAAGGAACAGTTGAACACAGTAAAAGCAAAAGGCAAGATAAACGTATTGACTGCAGGGCATTTAGTAAGTACGGAAAAAGGCATTAAGTTTGAACCTTCATTGGATGCAAAACCTGTATTTAAGTTTCCACACAGTAAGAAAGATGATGTGACTGGCGCAATTGTAGTAAAAGAAGCGCCTTGGAAGAATAGTGATGGCAAAGTACCAAATGGATTGTACATTATTTGCCATGACCCTTATGCACACGATTCTTCAATGGATACTGAATCACTTGGTGCTGCGTTTGTGATAAAACGCACAAATAACTTTTCATCTACTTATAATGAATGTATTGTTGCTAGTTATGTAGGTAGACCTGCTACGCAAGATGATTACAACAGAAACCTGTTTATGCTATCGGAATATTATAATGCCAAGATAGGGTTTGAGAATGACAGGGGTGATGTGATTGGATATGCAAAAAGATTTAAGAAATTACATAGATTGGAAGAAGAGTTTCAAATGTTATATAAAAAAGAATTACATTCCAGAAATGTAAAACGAAATTATGGTATGCATATGACTGCCCAAAGAATAGATCAGGGAGAGATTTATATTAGGGATTGGCTAAATACTGTGATTGAAATTGACGAATTTGGTAATGAAAAGAAAGTATTGCATACTATTTATGATACTGCATTATTAAAAGAGTTGATTAAGTATAACAAAAAAGGTAACTTTGACAGGGTAAAAGCATTAATGGTAGGTATGTATCATAATAAAGAATTATATAATAGGCACGTTGCGCCAACAACTGAATCAATATATAATGACGAGTTCTTTGATAGAATGTACGTCACACGATAAATAATATGGCTGTAGATAAATCTATAATAACTAATATTCCGAAGCAGACAGTCCCTGCTTCTAAGAAAAACGATGAATGGGCTAAAGAAACCATTGATGCTTATATTGAACTAACCAGCTTTTCAAAGAAAACAGGAGAGCGGTTTTGGTTGAAAAAACTGTACGACTACTATAACGGTCACATTAATTATGAAGATTATAATCATGTGCTAAAGCCGTATGGTAAGTCAGTAAAGAATGTCCCTGCAGATATCAGACGATTTAACATTATCAAACCTCTTGTGGATGTCTTGCTTGGAGAAAAAGCAAGGCGTCCTGTCAATCATAGTGTTATTGTTCGAAATGATGATGCAGTAAGCCTGAAAGAAGAGATTAAGGCAGATCAGATTACCCAACTTGTTGTTCAGAATATATCTACACAAGCACAGCAAATGCTTGGATTGGAAGAAGGGGAGGAGATGCCGCCAATGCAGTCTATTCAAGATGCAGTCCAATTGTTTGATAAAAACTACGTGGATTCAAGAGCTATACTGGGACAGAAAGCACTCGATTACATTCAGCAGTATTGTGAAACACACAGACAGTTCCAAAAAGGGTTCTTTCATTTTCTTGTATCAGGATATGTGTGTTCTTATCGAGGTGTAAATAGTAATGAGCCTGAATACACAGTTCTTAATCCTTTGGATGTAGATTATGATAAAGCGCCGGATTTAGATTTCATTGAAGATGGTGATTGGGTTGTTGTCCGTAGATTGATGCACCCTTCCAATGTTATTGATGCGTATTGGCAGGAACTTTCCCAAAAAGAGATTGAGCATTTAGAAAATCCTGAATATAACCGGGAAGATTTTCTTACATACAGTTTGGATTATACAGATGACTGGGATTGGGATGGAGATCGTGAGCGTCTTATTGAAGTGATGGAGGTATATTGGAAATCACGAAAGAAGATTGGTTTTGTTAATTACATGGATGAGTTTGATGAAATCCAAGAACGCATTGTCGATGAAAAATACAAAGCGCAAGAAGGAGAAGCGATTGAATGGCATTGGGTTAACGAAGTTTGGCAAGGTCATCGAATTGATGGAAGATTTTATGTACGAGTTGGGCCACTTGAGAATCAACGTGGATCGATTGATAATCCATCAAAATGCAAATTACCAATTAATGGACGTGCGTATAGTGATATCAACTCAGAGAACATATCTCTGGTTGCAATGGGTATTCCCTATCAATTAAACTATGATATTTACAAGTATCGTCTTGAATTATCTATTGCAAAGAGTAAAGATATTATTGGGCAGTTTGATATTAATGCGATTCCAAAAGGGTGGGACATTGATAAGTTTATGTACTTTGTAGACGCCACTGGTATTGCGTGGGTAGATTACAATAAAGAGGGGATGTCATTGAACCCACAACATCAAGCGGTAATGGATTTGTCTATCCGTACTATTGCCAATTATATTAACCTGCTTGAAAGTATTCGTTTTGAATGGGAACAAGCATCAGGTATTACAAGACAACGACAGGGGAATGTTGACCAGTATGCAGGGAAAGGTGTTACTCAACAAAGCATTATACAGAGTTCCTATATAACAGAAGATTACTTCCGTAAGTATTCAGACTTTGAGAATCGTGATTTACAAGCACTTCTTGATTATTCAAAAGATGCTTGGATTGATGGGAAGAAGACAATGTATGTTATGCCAGATGGCACAAGAGAGTTTTTGGATGTTGACCCAACTACTCATCAAGAAGCAGAATATGGTGTGTTTGTTACAGACAGTAGAAAGGATGCAGAGAATCTGGAGTATATAAAACAACTTGGTCAATCTATGATTCAAAATGGTACCCCTGCATCTATTATTGCTGAAATGCTTGAAACAAATAACTTTTCTACACTCAAGCATAAGATTAAAGCTGCAGAAGATGCCCGTCAGCAATTAGAACAAGCGCAAAAAGAAGCAGATCGAGAGATTCTTCAAGCACAAGTTGATGCGAAGAATCGAGAGTTGGATATGAAAGATATGCTCAATATGCGTGA